AGGGTATCTGGTCGACAAACGGCGGTCAGAAGTACCTCGACGAGCAGCTCGGCAGGAGCGAAACAGGACGATCGCTACTTGGAACTGTCGGCGCCTACCTCAAAGAGTCAACAGGTCTCGACGGTCTCCCAAGTTTCGGCGGCAAGCTCGGCTCTATCAACCGTAAATACAGGGACACATGGGACGCCTACTACGGCATCCCGACAGATGCAGACGAGCGTGAGCGTCGTGAATTGCCAACACGCACCACGTTCCGCAGGAAGAATCCGCAGGTAGACGCACGATTGTTCATAACCGGCAGGGTCTCGAGCTTGCTTACAGGGGAAGCTCGAAGGATCGCTAAGGAGCTTATCGAGGAACACGACCTGCTAAACCCCGGTGGTGGACTAATCACTGGCAGAGCCGTCGACGAAGAACTCGAGGCGAACTACCGCAAAGAACTAGGCGACTGGTGGGTAGATGGGAAGCGGGGCGGTCAATCCAACCCTGTGATACCGACACTCCCTGACGACCAGCCACTTACTCCGATCGCAGAGACAGAGCCACAAACCTCAGCTCAAACGAGCGCCGAAGAAAAATGGCGTTCCGTGAGCGCTTATCTAACACGAGACAATCTCGTGGCTCTCCAAAAGATTTGGGACGGTGAACCTATTTCCCGTACTGAATCACGCTCTCTCAAAGCCGTATTTGAGAAAGCGCCGTTGGGACAGACCAACTTTAGAAAATGGTCTAAGCAGACGCTCCGACAGGTTCACGAGAACGCTGTGGTGCAAAGCTCCCGAGAGGCTGTTACGGTATAGGGACAAGTTATGACCACCGATAATCAAAATCTTATGACTGCAGCAGAAGAATCATCTTCTTCTAGCGACTCTGCTCAACAGCAAAGCGCTGAGAACCAAGATGTGCGTAATGCCGCCTCAAAGAATTCTGGTAGCAAAGATGGTACTGGCGAGAATTCGGTACTCGCCCAAAAAGATCAGACGATCAACGCTCTAAGGCAGCAGATTTCACGCAACGCCTTACAAGCACAGATCGATCGGATCGAAACCGAAGCCGCAAAAGAAGCAGCTGCCGACATTGCCGCCGTATCAGACGGCGAAATGACAGCTGAACAAGCTCAAACTCGAGCTGACGATCGGCGAAACGCTACCAGAGATAAAGTCACAAAAGCTGAGAACGCTCCCGACCCAGAAGCAATAGCCACTAACCAGTTAGTGAACGATGCTCTTGTTGCTCGAGAGGGGTTCGCAGTTCGCCTCGGCAGGGAATTTAGTGTGGATATTGACGCCCTTATGGACGATCAAACCCTCACCAACCCTGATGAGATGCGAGCTAAGGCTCAGGAACTTGCTCAGGAAGCTGAGAAAAATCGCACAGGATCGCAGACCTTCGACGCTGGGCAACGCCGAGCGGCTTCACTAGATGTGAACGATATGGATGCGATGAGTAAAGTTCGAGCTGGCTTAGCTTAGGACTCTCCTCGCCTCCCAAATAATCTTTGTGAGGTTTGTGAAAAATGGCAATGACACTTGTTGAGTCGAGTAAGTATTCCAACGATGTTCTCCAGCGTGGCGTGATCGAACTGATCGTCAAAGACGATCCGATTATGAGCCGACTGCAGTTCAAAGACATCAAGGGCAATGGTCTGACGTATGACGTCGAAACCACAATGTCCGGTGCGGATTTCTACTCGGTCGGAGACACCTGGCTCGAGTCCACCAGCACGGTAACTCAGCACACGGCGCACACCAAGATTCTTGGTGGAGATGCTGACGTTGACAACTACCTAGCTGCAACTCGTTCTGACAAACAGGACTTGATGGCTGAGCAGATCGAAGCTAAGACGAAGGCGATTCGACACGCTTTCCTCAACACGCTTTTCTACGGCGACAACGCCACAGAGAGCAACCGCTTCGACGGATTGCACCAGATTCTCGACGACGAGAGCTACAACACCGTTGCGGTGGGAGGCTCTGGCGCTCCAGCTGTTCTCAGCATGAGCAAGATCGAGGAAATCCTCGATATGATTCTCGACGGCAAGGCAGATATGCTCGTTATGACGAAGCTGATGCGCCGATCGATCAACACCTACCTCAAGTCGGTTGGTGGAATCACCTACTCTGAGTCCGCTAACGGCTCAGTGCAAACGATTCAAGACGTTCCTGTGGTTGTCTCTGACTTCCTCTCGAACAACGAGGCTTGCGACAAAGACTATGGCTCAGGCTACGGTCACGACCCAAGCGACGGTACAACACTCGCTAACAACGACAGCTCCACATCGATCTTTGCGCTCCAGTTCGGACCGAAGGCTCTTTGCGGTGTTCAGTCGATGCCGATAACTACCGAGAAGTTCAAGAAGCTCGAGACCAAAGATGCTGCCCGAACTCGCATCAAGTGGTATCCGTCAATCATGGTTCAGTCTGTTATCAGCTGTGCCAAGTTGACAGGTCTCCAGCCAGCAGGAACGGTGACTGCGTAAGCAGCGAAACCTGACCGAGTTTGTGTGTCCTCGGATCTAAAGACACACAGGAAATTGAAAGTTCCCCTCCTTCAAACCGGAACACTAAATAAGGAATTACTACTGTGGCTTTTACATACACAGATTCAGCGAAACGAACAGTTCGCACCGGCAAGGCTTTCAAAGTCACTGTCACCGCAGCTGTCGAAATCGGCGACACCCTTGCTCTATACAACACGGATGCGTCTGCTTCACACCAGCTCGCAACAACAGCTCTGAAGGCTGTAGCGGTAGCGCTGCAAGCTGGAGCAGCTGGCGCTGAGATTTCGGCTGCTTCGTGGGCAGTTCTCGGCACAAAGACCTCGGTCGGAACTGGCGGCATAGCAACTCCCGCTTACTTCGCAGCGTCTACTGACTTCCTCGGAGCCTCGCTCTATCAGGGAGCAGCTGGCAAGCCATCCTCGACCGCTGGTATCCGTATCGGAACTCTAATCGCTCGAGATAAAATTCTGGTCGACCCGAACGCCTTCGGTGACGATGTGGGTAACACGATCACTGACCCAGCCGATGCGGGAGCAATCCCTGTTGGTGAAGGATCAGGTTCAGTCTCTCTGGTATCAGCTGGTGCCGAGACTCGAACGATCGCCGACCCTGCGTTTACAGGTCAGATTCTCAACCTCGGGTTCAAAACCGACGGCGGTGATTGTGTAGTTACGACTGCATCACCAGTGAATCAGACAGGCAACAACACTCTGACGTTTGCAGATGTGGGCGATAACATCGTCCTCATCGGATCGCCAGATGGAGCAGACATCGAATGGCGTGTACTCGCCAACGATGGTGTCGGACTCACAACGGTCTAATCGGCACTGATTGACTAAAGAGGGGGGCTGGCTTCGGTCAGCCCCCCTCAAACTAACTAGAGGCTGAAACATGCGAACTATTAGCTGGACTGAATTCAAGAAAACCAAGCTCGACGAAATGCGAAAGCGTGAGAGCGTGATCGTTACCGGCGACGGCGAAGAAATCTTCATCGCAATAATTGGAGCGGAGGGGAATATGCACAACACAATCACCTCCAACGCATCCATCATTCAAGCAGGAAAGAAGGCTGGATCATGGACCTAAATTCTGAACATGGTCTTGAGTCGATCGGCGAATTCGTCCATCGTGACAAAGACGGAAATATAAAAGGCACAGGCTCAGTACTTGCTCGCAAGGGATCGGTCGAGCGTGACGCTAACGGCGTCGTGACCGGCTTTACCGGAGCGAACGGTCTGCACCACGAGGTAAACAATAATGACGGTTCCAACTAATGCCGGTTTCGCTGAAATGGCGAAGCATTGCACAGGGACAGGCTCTCCAGTCGCCTTCACCTACATCGCTGTCGGAACGGGCACAGGGCAGGGCGCTACGTCCACGACTCTAGCAGCTGAAATCACCGACTCTGGACTCGAGCGAGTTGTTGCAGACACTGTTTCGACCGTAACAACCACTCAGACAGACGATACCGCCAACTGGCAGGAAGTATTCACAGCAACCGGCACAAAAATTGTCGCCGAAGCTGGAATCTTCAACGCCGCCTCCGCTGGGGATATGTTGATCGTAGGTGACTTGTCGACCGTGGCGAGCATGGTGTCAGGAGACACCCTGACTCTCACGATGAAGTGCCAGTTCAAAGCCGCCGCATAAGGGGTAGTTT